ACAGGCGTTATCATCTCGCCGACTTACTCAATGCTTGATGATGTTATTCGCCCGCAGATCGAGGAGCTATGGCCGCGTCAGGTTGTGGCAACGTGGCACGGCACCGAGCGCAGTTATACGTGGAGCAACGGCAGCAAGGTGCTGCTGCGATCTGCAGAGCGACCGGGCAGACTTCGAGGCATTCAGGTGGCTTGGGCTTGGCTTGACGAGCCGGCAGAGATGAAGGCGGAAATCTGGACCACCATCACAGGGCGCATACGATCCAAGACGCGCTGGCTGCATCAGGTGCTATTGACCGGCACGCCAAGCGGCTACAATTGGGTTCACGATGCGTTTGGCAATCCAGGCGAGCGGCTAGACGAAGGCGTGCACGTCGTCAAGGCAGCCACTGAAGACAACGTGGACAACTTGCCAGACGGCTACATCGACAGCCTGCGAGGGCTCTACAGCGCACGCCTAGCAGCGCAAGAGCTATCGGGCGAAGTTGTGCACCTTGAAGGGCAGGTGTTTGACTACAAGCCAGGACAGCACGTGGTTACTTGCAACTGGCAGCAGGACGCCGAAACCTACGCAGGGCTCGACTTTGGTTACCGGTCGCCGGCTGTCGTTTTCTTTCGTCGGCATCCAGAGCGCGAAGCCTGGGTAGCTTTCGACGAGCTAATGCCAAACGACACCACTACCGAACAACTCGCCGATCGCATCCTAGCGAAGGGTTACAACTTGCAAGAGGTGTGGTGCGACCCTGCAGGCAAGCAAGCTACAACCGCTGGGCGCACTGACGTTGACGTGCTAAGGCGTGCAGGCATCCCGGCACGCTATCGCACAAGCAGCAAGGTCCGCCGCATTGCCTTCGGGCTTGAAGTCATGCGCGCAGCAATGGACCCAGCAGACGGCTCGCCGCCACGCTTCTTAGTTCACGAGCGATTGACTAAGGGCAGCAAACGGGGGTTGCATAGGTCGTTGCTATCGTACCGATTCAAAGGCAATACGGAGGCACCAGAAAAGGACAACGTGCACGATCACGCTTGCGACGCTGCGCGCTATTTCTGGGCAAATATGGACGGAGTTAGCCGCCGGACGGTGGCGCATGAGCAACAGCAGCAGCATGTTGCGCGCCGATACGAAGAAAGGCGGCTATAGTGTATTTCGATCTAATCAACGGACCAGCGCAGCAGTTGATGCGCGACATATCGCAGCGAGCGATTACGACGCGTGCTGATTGGGTAAAGCAGATCTTAGAGCTAAGCAGCGAGTGGCGCCCGTACGGCTACCGCCACGCTTGCGAGATGCTCAACGACTACTATCTAGGCGAACAACAAGAAGGCTTGACGGCGCAGTTGCAAAAGCAGTTCCCGAAAACCTACCGGCGCTTTCCAACGAACATGGTACTGCCTGTGCTGCGACGTTGGATCGACCAGCAAGCCACCGTCTATTTGACGCCAGCAGCGCGCACGCTAATGGACGAGCAAAGCGGCGAAGCAATAGACGACCCGGCGCAGATCGCAGCGTTCGAGAAGCTGCAGCGAGACGCAGCCTATTGGGAAGTTTGGCAACGGTTGGACCGCACGGTGCATCTGTTTGGCGCTGGGCTTATGCTCTACAGTTGGAACACCTTCCGCAACCGCATTGAATGCAACGTAGTACAGCCGCACCTAGTGCACATTGTGCCCGACGTAGACCGACCAGACGACATCAGCGCAGCCTACGCCGTGCTTATCGAGTTAGCCACTGACAAGGGCGTGCGATACAATCAAGAGAACAGACGCTTTTTAGCCTATTGGCGCGGCGTCGATGAAAACGGTCGCGAAGACTGGCAAGCTGTGGTCGTGCGAGAAGATGGCAGCCTGGAACTTGGCGCATTACCTGACGCCATGGATTTTACGGCACCGATCAAAGACGCAGACGGAAACACCGTGTTGCCGATGATCTGGGTGCAGCGCGAGAAAGGGCACGGCGTAGTCTATCCTCGACCGCCTGTCGATCTGCTGCAGAGTCAAGACGCAATCAATAGCGCCTGGTGCGATATAAACATGCGAGCGCAGACGAGCGGCTACGGCTCTTACGTTGCGACAGCGCTAGACACCGAGCGAGCCCGTGGCGCGCTAAACATCACGCCAGGCGGTGTTAGCGTGCTCGAAGAGGGCGAAAGCTTGCAGAGCATTACAGCAGACAGCCGACTGTCCGAGCACGTCGAATTACTGCAAGACTATTTGCTGCAGCAAGCGCAGCGGCTAGGGTTGCCACCGTCAAGCTGGGCACCGAAGAACAGACCGCAACTTAGCGGCGTTGCGCTCAAGGTCGAGAATCTAGAAAGCGAGTTAGCCCGTGCGCAGTCAATCAATCGGTTTGAGCGCATCGAAGAAGACGACGCTTGGGAAATTGCGCTTGCTACTTGGAACACCTATGCGCCAATGACAGGCGACACGCCTTTAGACCCGACTATGCGCCTTGTCTGGCGACCGGGACCGACGACAATACCAAGCGACGAAGAGGCACAGCGGCGCGTGCTCGATCACGACGTGAGCAAGAACTGGCTAACCGCTGCGCAGGCTATGGCGCGAGCGCTGAGCATCAGCGAGCAAGAAGCCGAAGACAGGCTAGCGGCAAACATCGACACTAACCGCCAGCAGATCCGACCAGCAGGACAGGGCTTAGCCGAAGCGGCGCTGGGCATCGTAGGCAACGGCGAGGCGTAGCGCATGGCGATCGACGATAAAGGCATAGCGAACAACTTTGAGCGCGCCTTGCGTCGTCAGATTGACCGGCTGGAAGCTTTCGCCGCTGAGCTAATCGTTGAGCTAGACACCGACGAAGGCAGGCTTGAAACCACGCGCCTAAACTTGGAGCGCGCCGTTTTGATTCGTCAGCGTTTGACTGACGAGTTGAATAGGCTTGGATTCCAGAGCACCGTGCGCACGCTGTATAGCGAACTAGCCGACGAACTAGAGCGAGAGGCAGACGGCGACAGCGAAGCGCTAGCCGTTAGCGAAAGCGCTCTAGCTGCCTTTGCATCGAACATGACGCGTAACCTAGACAATGCATGGTTTACGATGACTGGGCGCATACAAGAGGCGGTTGAGGCTGCTATGCTCGCCAACGCGCCGATCAACGATCTAGTCCAGGGCTTAGCCGGTCCAGGGCGCGCGAGCATCCAGCTCACAGCAGATCTAAACGCAGAGTTTAGCCAATGGCAAAATTGGTCAAGTAGCGCCGTCGAGACAGCGCTAGCCAGCATGGTGCGACAGATTCAGCTTATCGAGGCGAGCGAAGCCGGTATACGTTACTTTATTTATCAAGGCACAAAGATCGCAACGACGCGCCCGTTTTGCCGTTTGATGCAAGGCGTGGTTGTACGTGCCGAAGATCTAGCAGCGATCGACAACGACCCGGCTTACAGCAACTTGCGCAAGCTGCGAGACAAAGACGGCAGGCAGCCACCAATCATTCCAAGCTTGGGCGGCTGGCGTTGTCGTCACCGGTTGGTTGCGACCAGCCTTAGAGACGCAAGAGAAGACGGGCGCAAGATCTTTCAGTTTGACGGCGACGATTTAAACCAAGAAGCGGCGGCGTTGTTATGAGTTGGGGGATCAAATTAGAGGGCACCGTTGATCTGGACTTTTTGCGCGAGCCGCCAGGCAAGCAGGCGATGCGCATTATTGGCGAGCAGGCGATAAGCCGCATTATTGTTGAGACGCAAGATCTAGGCAAAGACAAAAACAACCGAAGGTTTCGACCATACAGCAAACTATACGCAGAGGTGCGCAAGGCGGCAGGTCGCAGCACGCGTGTTGACCTGACGGACACAAGCCACATGATAAACGCAGTCAGCGTAACCGACGCACGCAATAACGGCGTCACCGTTGGTTTTATCGACACGGTCAATCCTGACCGCAAAAGCATCTTAGCCAAAGCTTGGCCGAAATTAAGCGAGAGCACGAAGCGCAGCTTCTACGCTATCGCCGCAGCGGCAAAGCGCAAAGCAGGCAAGCGACCAGGCACAGGACCAAGGCGCAACCGCAGCGCAACTACGGGCAGGCGACAAGGTCCGTTGTTTTCTGGGCATCCGCAGGCGCTGCCTAGCGAGAAAGCGCGCTATACTAACAGGCAGCGCCCATGGTTCGGTTTTGGATCGAAGAACAGCAAACGCCGTCAGCAAATCAGCAGGCGAGCAATTAACCAACTTCAAGAGATATTTGACCAACGCCGTCAACGGCGATAAACAAAGGAGGGTCTAA